AGTAAACGTGGAGGGCTGGCGAAACTCAACTCGTCAGCCCTCAGCGGCTCCGTGACCGGAATGTTAGGGCTGAACCTCAAAACAACCTATACCCGCACCCTCTATGCAGCTCGTGGGGATGAAGATACCAATTCCTTCATGACATCCACAGATGGGGCTACATGGACCGATACGGCTACCCCACTTGACCCAACGAACCTTGATTTCCACGCAACCCTCGATGGGGAATTCGTAGCCCGTCGTATTGCAGCATTTCGCAATTACTTGGTCTATGCTGGTTTTGACTACACCCAAAACACCGATAAACCCGTCATCAATATATGGGATGGCACGATTGGGACGGAAATCTACGAGGTTCCTTTCGGGCCTTCAGCGACGGCAAGTACTCCAGCCTACGTCATTACCGACTTCCTCGTCGCCAATGGCACAATCTACTTTGCCGTCCACGACCCAACATCGGATTCAGGACCAAGTTATGCTGGACGGGTACTGTCTCTTAACCTAGAAACTGGCATCATTTCACAAATTGCCTCTGCCTTCGGGGACGGCACGAATGAGGTCGACAACGGCTATCCATCCTGCCTCGCCTATTACCAGAACCGCCTCTGGGTTGGTTTGAATAGTGGTGGCACCACTGATGGTATTGGTGAGGTGGTCAGCTGTATCCCAGAACTGGACACAACCTGGACGGTTGATGTCTCAAATCTGAGTGGGAACCCCTGCTCCCTAGCCATCTATCAAGGGGATCTCTACGCCGGACTTCGCTCATCAGCATCTACCAATGCGAGGGTGTCACGGCGAACGGCCTCAACTGGGGCGTGGACGACATCATTTACATCTGCTGGGGGTGTGCTCGGTGAAGCTCATATTGCCTCGCTGACCGTCTACAATGACAAGTTATATGGTGTAGACTACTTCTCCGATGTGGACGATTCGGCTCAGGTAGACCTAGTTCATATCATCAAGTGGGACGCCTCCTCATGGACCACTGACCGTGATGTCGATGCGAATGACAGTCCAGCTGCTGTGCCACAACTGCCAGGGGGGATGGCCATTCTGAATGACAAGCTCTACGTCGTCTTTTCAGCGACAGCATCCAATCTGGCTGATGGTTTCATTATGGAAAAGTCGGCAGATGCCGGTTCCTGGTCGAAGGTTGCGACGGATAACTTTGCTGGCCCCATTGCGGTCCTGGTTACGAGATCCTAATGGCTTTTTTACTCGCGCAGGGCGGCTCGACACTCTACAAACTCAATCTCTCCACTGGTGTGGCGACAGCCCTCACCCTCCCGACAGGGGTCACACTCTCCACAACTAGACGGCCGAGGTTTGCTGTACTCAATCAGTGGATTGTGATGACCAATTCCCCAACTAGGAATCTCGCGATTGATCCAGAGGGGACTGTGCGTGTTCTCGTGCCTTACCCACCTGCCCACCCACCAACAATGGCAGCTGGGTCTGGTACCGGCCTCACCGGAGCCTACCAGTTCAAAGTGAGCTATATAGTCACAAATAGTGATGGTGACTTGCTGATGGAGTCAGCACTAAGTCCGCCTTCGGTGGCGGTAACGTTGGCTAATCAGAATGCCTCTCTTACCGACATTGCCAGGTCAACAGATTCCATCAGTGCAAGGCGCATCTACCGCACCCTGACTGGTGGAGCTGTGTATTTTCACCTTCTTGATCATGAGGGGAATACATCAGAAGCGCTGATCAATAACCTCTCCGATGCCTCATTGGAGCTATTACCCGCCCTTTCAGATACTCTAACATCCCCTCCAGGCACCATTGCTGGTATCCGGTTCAAGTATATTGTCGAGTGGAAGTCTCGCCTCTGGGCCATTAGCGATGAGCCTAACCTGCTTGATACCATCTTTGTTACGGAGACCAATAAGGTCTATGCGTGGCCAAACACGCTAACGGCCTACCCAACTGGGCAGGATGAGGTGGGTTGTGTTGCCCTTGCACCCCGACGCAATCAGCTGGGCATTCTCAAGCGAAATGGGCTCTGGCAGATTAATGCCTCCTCAACGAGCACGGGTGTGTCACTTGCTAACACCTCGATCCAGCAGATCACATACGGCAAAGCTGGCTGTGTAGCTCCTGAGACCGTCGTGGTTGTGAATGACAAAGCCTATTGGCTCGGCAATGATGGGGTTTATGAGTGGACTGATAATGGCGTACAAAATGTCAGTGAGGACCTCGTTGCACCGTGGTTCAAAACCGATACCTACTTCAACCGCTCTCAGTTCCCGAATGCCTTTGCGAAGTACAATGAACTTAGGAATCAGTATGAACTTCACCTCGCTGCGGTGGGCAGTAGCAGCATAGATCGCTGGGTCGCCCTGAACCTGAATAACATGAAATGGTATGGCCCCAATAAGACTGACCTCTTTACCCCTACGAGTGTGGAACACTTTACCGATGTGAATAATCTCCCACAGGCGTTCGTAGGTGCAAGCAGTGGGGTCATTTATACCGCCAATTCCACCACCTTTCTGGATGGTGACTCAACCGCTATTGACTTCGATTGTGATACCCCATTCTTCCATGCTGATGCTCCTGATATTGTCCATTACTGGGATCGCTTTTCTGCCCTGAGTAAGGTAGAATCAGCCGGAACACTCACTATTACTCCCTATCTAGGGCGTTTAGATGCCACTGCGGGGACAGCCATTAGCCATACCCTCACGACTGGTCGAGAANTGCTCCGTCGGATTGGGGTTGGGCCTATGTTCAGGTTTCGCTTGAGACATAACACGGCGAATCAAGGTGTGACCTTGTATGGCTTTGAGATTCCGTTTCATGAAGTTGGGCGGCGATAATGGGGGTCTTTGATCAGGGTGGTGGAGGTGGGATTGCTGGCAGCATTGTCGAGAGTGACGAACTCGCCCTCGATCAAACCTATGATCTGTATGGATCCCCATCCTCAATCATGGTTGGGCAGATTGATGAGATGTTTCGGACCGTTTTTGCGGCACTGCGACGATTCCGTTCCCAGCTTGCTGACCTAACCGAACGCGTCACGGATCTCGAAGCAGCAGGTGGTGGTGGTGAGTTAAAAATTGCCTCAGAAAGCCTCAACCACACGCAGCTTCTTGCTCTCCAGACTACGCATGTTGAGATTGTTCCAGCTGTATCTGGCGATACCCATGTGCCTTGGATGATGTCCATGACGAAGCCTGTCTATGTGGCAGGTTACTTCTCCAACATGGCAATTGACATTGTATATGCTGATGATGGAGCTGAGACATCCCTCATTACTGGAACATTTAANGCAACCGCAACTGCTGCGGCATATTCACAGCGCATTGTAGTGTCCTTTCTGATGCCTTCCTTTGCGGCCCAAACAGGATCAGCATTGGATATTAGCAGTACCACAGCAAATGCAGATGGTGATGCAGCCAATACGTTGCTGATCAATTTGTGGTATATGAGTTTTACCGGGTAGGTTTTCTAAGGAATTATTGATATGGCAATTACAGGCACCGGACGAACAAGCAATGCAGGTAAGGTCTGGAATCAGGCGACGGGCATGTGGGAATATCCAGAAGGCTCGCGTGAAGCCCAGCAAGCTGATCCCTATTACCCACAGCAACTGGCTCTCGAAGCCGCCCAACCCTATGGCCAAAACGCCACTGGTCAGACAGTCTATGACTATGCGCTCAATAAGTCATCTGCTGCTCCAGGTGGGAGTTCAATTGTTCAGCCAGCATATGAACGACAACAGCAGTCACTTCTGGATGCTGAACTTGCTCGCCAACAGTGGGAACGTCAGAATACAGCTAGGGAGCAGCAGCAAGCACGGGCCCTCGCTGCACTGAGCGGATCCACATCAGGCGGTGGATTGCCTCGAATCGAATACGATACAGCTGGTGAACAGCAAGCCAATGCGGCTGCCTTCGCACGGGCTAAGGAAATGTCTGGTCAGAATGCCCAAGCGGCTATTCAAGCCCTCAAAGGTGCGATGGAGGGTAGAGGCTTAACTGGCTCAACTGTTGAGGGACAAGCGATGGGTGGGGTTATCGGGGGTGCTGGTCAAGGTATTAGCAATGTGATTCGCGAGCAGGCTATTCAGGATGCACAAGCGAATGCTCGAAAAACACAGACCAAGTATCAAGGGGATATTACCCAACGTGGTCAGGATCTTGAGGCTCAACGCGCCATTTATAGCTTAATTGGCGGACTCTACTAATATGGCCCTTCCAACCGTTGATATGACCCGTGACTGGGGCATGGACCAGCGTAAGATGCTGAATGATCCAGCCCAGCTGCAAGGGTATGTCCAAGACGCCCTCAAACGAGGTGTGTCACAGTCACATATTGAATCCTTCCTGGGTGAAAATGCTGGTGATTATCATCGGCTGAAGGATTTGTCGGTCGATAATGCCCCTTCCACGGGTGGAAGTAGTGCTCCTGGTGGGACTGGTATTTCAGGTGGAGGGGCTGTAGCTGCTGGTGGTGGGACAAGTGCAGGTGGGGGCGGCGGTCTTGGAGGCGTAGATAGCCTCATGCCAACATCTGTTGGTGGGGGTGAGCAAGCGCTTGGTGGCCTGAGTGCCTCCTTCGCAATGGGAGCTGCGGCTCCTGGGATGCGTGACCGTGAAGACCCCGCACAAATGGGACTTGCAATGGCTGGTCAATCTGGACTGCGACCGCTGGGGAATAGACAATATCCAACCCTCGACGCTGCTTTGGCTGGATTAAAGAAGGCGTACTAAGATGAGACTATCACGTTCCCCAAGACAGTTTGGTGAAGGCTTTGGCCGTGAACAAGTTCCACAGCGTAATGTGTGGGGTGGGATTGATATGCCAAACTATGACCCAATTGCTCGCCTGATGGAGCTTGAGAATCGTTACCAGCAGTTTCCAGGAGCCGCTCCACAAGGAACAGGTCCCACNGGGATTCAAACGGCCAATCAATACTCTGATATGCTCAATGACCGTATCGAATATATGAAGCTTAAGGCTGGAGACCCAAATGCCATAAAGATACGTCATGGTGGAAATACCGGTTCCACACGTACGATTGCTCCTGCGACAGGACGTTATGCTGGAGATACATTTGGTCAGTCTGCTGGTGTAAGTGGGGCTGCCCTCGAAGGATTACGTTCCTCAATGCGAAAAAAGCCGAATGGCGATGCTGCATATCAAGGGTATCTCCGTTCAAGCCGTGGTAGGACGTTTTAATGCCTTCCACTATCCCAACATCATGGCACAGTGTAGCCGCCCTCATCAAGACCCTGCCAAAGCCAAAGAAACCGTCTACGCTCAAGGAGAAGAAGTAATGCCCGGTCCTTTTGAACTTAATCCACAGGTAACGCCCTACTTTAGGCCACGATTGAGGACGCCTCCTGGTCTTCAGGGGTTGATGGCAGACTCGGCTCCGCAAGAGATGCCTGACCAGTCCCTTCCTCCACTGCCCCCTAGTCCATTTGGGAGAGGAATGGCCCCACAAGTGCCTCAAGCACCTCGACGTGTACCACAACCATCTGAGATGGCTGATCTGGTTCCAGTGACCCCTGGACAGTGGGGTGGGAATGTCCAAAGTGGCTTTGACGCCTCTCAGGAAACTCCTGGCCGGATATCGTATCAAGGCCCTCAGCTTAACACCCCAGAAGCTCTTGCCGGACTCCTGTGGAATCAACCGAATCGAGGGGGTGGATATGATCCTCGCCGAGGCTCAGCCCTCGATCCTCTTGGCAGCATTTCCTACCAAAAGTGGGCACAAAACTCCCAGGCGGATGTGGATGCTGAGCGCGCCCTAGAATATGGTCCTGGTGGGCCGATGGCGCAGCAGCAGCGAGTCCAGGGTGCGTTAACATCCCAGCATCCAGCGGTACTAGCATTGACTGAGCAGACTGCTCGTCAAGGAGCCTACCCACAAGTCGCTACGGCTGAAGGGGTGGAAGCAGGCTGGGAAGCTCGTGCCGATGCCGATTGGAAATCAGCTGCTATTCAGGCTCGTCAGAAGATGATGGACATGCCGATTGAGGAACTCGCGAAAGCCTACACCGATATAGTGAGCCTCACCGATCAATCACTCCCAGAAGTGAAGGCCGCGCGTGAGATGTATGCAGATGCCCTCAAACAAGCTCTCCGTTCTCGTGGGCTTCAGGTTCGCTAACTAGGACAATTCATGCCACCACCACGTCAAACCTTTACCCAGGAAGTAGCAGGCCGTAGGGCTGCCCGACAGGGTCGTCAAGCAGAACGTCAGCGTGAGTTTGATGCACTGATGAGGGCGAT